GAGTCGCTGAACGACGGTTGGTATTGCACCGACGATATGTTCTCGTTCGACGCCGAGGGGTTCTGGTCGCATCACGGACGGGGCGACGACATGCTGAAGATTTCCGGTCAGTGGGTTAGCCCGATTGAAATCGAAGACGTCGCATTGACCGTTCCGGGGGTCTCCGAAGCGGCGGTGGTCGGCGCGCCCAACGCCGATGGGTTGGTCCGGCTGGCGATGTTCGTCGTCGCCAAAGAGCAGGAGGCCGATCAGGAAAAATTGACCGCCGCCGTCCAAGACGCGATCAAGGAGCGGTTGTCGATCTACAAATGCCCACGGGTGGTGCGCTACGCATCGGTCCTGCCGCGTACCGACACAGGGAAACTCAAGCGGTTTGAGCTGCGCGCCATGGCCGCCGAGGCCACCGGCGCATAACCCCACTTTCCCCTTGCGAAGCCAAGCGCCGCGCCGTATAACGCCCGGCACGTCAAATCGACGGGCGCATAGCTCAGTTGGTAGAGCAGCTGACTCTTAATCAGCGGGTCCAAGGTTCGAGTCCTTGTGCGCCCACCAATAAAGCCTCTGGAAAATATATATTTTCTAGGGGCTTTTCTCTTTTAAGAGACCTATAGCCGCGCGCGAGTTTTTGCACAGTTTAGCGCTTGTTTCTGCACAGCGTTTAAGGTGATCAAAGGTTGAAAACGTAGGTGGGCGGGACGATACGACCGTTTGGCCGCACTCCCGCCCGTGGGCTTCAGACTATGGCGCACCTTCCTACGACACGTCCCGCCCCGAAGGTCACAGATGAAAGGCTCTACCTTTGGGCGTTTCGGGATCGCTCCCTACATTCCGGGATGCCACTGCCGGAACCTCATTCGCGTTGACCAAATCCTAGCAAGACGGGCGTTACGCCAACAATGTAAAACGTGATCGAGAGACGGTGTTCAATCCCACAGATTGACAATCGCTATCTCGGACGTTGTATCGAGCGCCGGAAGTTCAATCTCAATTCCCGCTTTAAACACCGGCCCCTTTTCGGCGAGGCCGTAGTTCGCATCAAGCACCGCTTCCGTGGTCGCAGGGGCCGTGCTCCCATAGTGCCGCCAGCAAATCCAATCCAGCACGTCGCCGTCTTTGGTTACGTATGTGACCACTGTCGCCTCTTTGTCTTTCAGGGAGTTTTGGCGTCAATGCTGCACAAATATCCGCTTTCGTTGATGGTATGAACAACGCGGTTAATGAGCCACTCACCATCAATGCCCTGGCGAAGGCCGGAAAGGCTTAGATTAGCCTCGGCCACGGCCTCCGGTTTCCCGACTATCGTTAACGAGATAGAGGCCCTGCCGCGCCTCAACTGTTCCAGTTTGCCAACGGCGGCGTCCTTGGCTTGCGCGGCGTCCGGGAAAGTCTGGCGGATGGTGAATACAGGAGAGCCTTCACCGGCTTGTTCAGAAACCAGTTGAGCCGAACTTTTGTTGTGCCAACGTGCGACGACTGCCGGGAATTCGCTTCTTTCGTTCAAGTTCATACGCCAAGTCACAACATTCTTTTTTTCCAAAACAAGGGTTGTGAGAGACTTACCGGAAACGGCTTTGGCTTCGCCAGCTTTCATCAACAAGAGTTGACCTCCCGCCGGTTTGGCGACGGCATCGTGCTGAATAGCCAGACGTGTCAGGAAATGCATATCGCTTTCCGTGGTTTGGTCAAGATGCTCAAAAGAAACATCCGCCAAAGTCTCTGAAACTCCGGGTTCCAGGCCGTGTTCCGCCGCAATGGCGGCAACCAGGGAACCGAAAGTTACGTCGTCCCAACTGCGCTCCTTCGGGATTTTAAGGGAACCCTTCATATTGGCGGCTTTGGCGACGATGCTTAAAACCGAAGGCGGGCCTTCGACGCCAACATCATCAACGGTGTAGACACCCTTTCTGGCAAGGCCGGTTTCTTTGTATCCGATGAAAACCTCCAGCTCTGCGCCGGTTAACTCGGTAAGGTTGATCTTGCCGTCTCGATCATCCAGGCGGATTTCCACGAGATCACTGCGAAGCCCGGCTTCATCCACGATACGGAGGGACAAGAGGTCCTTTTCAAGACGCTCCGTAATGTCTTTTTTGTTCGCCAGAATGCGAAAGGTCGGTGTCATGATCGTTTCCTCTACCGCTTGCCGCTTACCGCAAGCACCGCGTCCATGTACTCGCAGTTATTGGCCTGGGCGAAGCGGAGGGCTTCTTTGTGAAGTTCCATCCGGCCCAGATCAGCGGAGTAACCCTTGGGTATTTCCAACTGGGAGGCGTGATCGCCCTGGTACGGGTCGGCAGCGTCCCCGGAAATCTCGCTGAAATTCACAAGCTGCGGCGTATTGCGAACGTAGCTCTGGAACCACTCGACGCCGGGGCGTTTGACGATTTCACCACCCTCGGAAAAGCTGAACTCATCGGCTCCGCTCAAGTTCTCCATGAAAGCAATCACGCCTTCCTTATCGCGCGGCAGAATGCGGCCTTCGTCAATCATCTCTTCGACAAAGGACAGGGCGTCCCGGCTTGCCAGTTGCGCTTCCAACTCGGAGATCCGCGCCATGGCGTCCAGATCCTCGCCTTCGGAAAAGTTGAGATCGGCGGCAAGGGTAATGGTTCCGCTTTCATCGCCGGACAGGGAAACCGGTTTCAAACCGGGAACCGCCGGAGCTGCCGCGCCAAGGAAACCGACGTGTTTCAGGTAGTAGCTACCGGGCTTTGGATTGCTCGGCGTCTTGGGGGAGAACAAACAAATGGAAATCTTTTTGAACCGTCCAACCTCAACCATTTCCGAGAACTGCGGTTCCACTTGCTGTGCATTGGCGAGTAGCTTTCCGTCCTCCACTTCAAGGCTGGAAACCCAACCATAGGCCGGATGGTTCGATTGCGGATGGCCGACGACAACCGGAGCCTCGAAAACCTTGGGATCGTAGTTTGCGGCCACTGCGCTAACGTCTGCTGCACTAAAGGAGACGAAGCCGCCGTCCATGGGCAAGAAAGTCCCATCCTTGAAGACTTCCAGGCGTTCAAGGGTGGTGGTGTTTTGCTGCCTGTTTTTACCAAACATAGCGCACCTCACGCCAAGTTCTGGAACAGGTATCCGGCGGCGATGCCGGTTTGAACGGGCTGGCGCTCGTAGGTCGCGCCGACAACCCATGACTTGGTGGGATTGTCGTAGTAGGGAACCTCGACCATGGGGTTGCCTTCTAGGGTGTAGGTGTAGCCGTAGGACGGTTCTTCCATGCCTTGAGGCGTCTGCGGCGAGTAGCTCAGGATACCGACGTTGCCCCAAACGTCCTGGAACGGATCGTCTTTGTCCGGCGACATGGTGCTGCCGGTGCTGATTGCCTTGCCGACGCCCAAATGTTCCAGGTCAAAGAGGTTCGCCAGCATCTGCGCCGTAATGCTTTCCGCGCTTGTGTACTTGAACCGCTCGACGATGGCCGGATGGTTTTTGAGCGCCGTAAAGACCGGCGAACCGATGACCATCACGTTGGGATCGACGCCAGCCGACTGGCGAACCGCTTCCTTGGCGACGTCCATATCGTTGATCGGATCACTGTTCGGGTCGGACCACATGTCCGCGCCCGCCAAGGTGATCTTTTGATCGTTGGAATACTTGCTGGCGTCCTTGGCCAGTTCGGCCTGTTCGTTTTCGAGAAGAAGCCGCAGGGAGTGCATAACCAGGTTGGTTCCGCGCATGGCGAGGTTGATGCCGGGAACCTTTTGGGCTTCCTGCTGATACTCGCGCGGGATCGGCACTTCCAGGCTGTCTTCCACCAACGCGAAAGGTTCGCCCTCGTAGCCGAAACCGATACGGCTGGTTTTAGCGCCGGGGGCGCGGCGGGCGTTGTAGAGGTAAAAGGCCGATTTATCGAACTTGAGGGTTTTGCCGCCGCGTGTCGTCACCGCAACGCGGGGAAAGAGCAAGTGCCCTACGAATTTCTGGTTCTTGTAGCCTTGCGCATGGGAGGTAAGGACCGGGTCGATCACGCGGGCCTGTTGGGAGTTCATATCCATGATTGACGGTTCCTTCGGAAATTAGCGCAGAAGCGCTTTGATGAGTTGATCGGCTCCGCTTGCGGCCCCCACGGCCTCGGCGAATACGTACTCGCCACCGACTGCGGGGTTGACGACGGCGCGGCCCTGGGTATCGGCAACCAGATCGTCGCCGGGGGAGATCGGCCCGCCGGACTGGACCATGACGAAGCCCATGACCGATAGGGCGAGGGGCTCCCCGTCGTTGGCGTTGGTGTCCGATATGCCGAAAACCTTTTCGCCGAGTGTGGTCGCCTGGGCTCCGGCGAAGGTCACCGCCCGCCGCGCCGCAATAGCGCCCGAGGCTTCAACGGTGTCCGATAAAATCACATTGCTTTCCATGGTTTGGGTTCCTTAGTTTCTCGAAAATGCGCCGCGCCGATTTCCGGCGTTTCTAACGCAGTTGAAATGTTTTCAGGTGGGTTGGGTGCCGGAAGTCGAAACATCCCCCGTTAGACCCCCGTTAGAATTCCGGGAAACGGTACTTCGCTGGCCGTTGACGCCGTACAATCTCAAAATCTGGTAAACTCGGTTTTCGGAAATCTCGTGATCCAGCGCGATATCGCGGATCAAATTGCCAGCCATATAGGCGGATACGATTGCCTCATCCCGCTTCCGCATGGTGGTAGGACGGTACTTGCAGGGAATATCGAGACGTTCGCCGCCAAAATGCTCTTGAACTGTTTTGGCGGCCTCTTCACCAAGACCCAGCAGGACGTGATCGTCAGGCAACGGGCGGGTTGGGACTGGGATGTAGAGAGTTGCGCCGGGAAAGGTATCGACCAGCAATCGAGCGATTTTCTCCCCGACTGCGTTGGCGATATAGCGAATATCGATAATGTCGCCGTACTCGAAAGTCATTGCCTTTCCTTTAGATCGTGGTTAGCGTTCTCCTGAAGTTTACATCTTGATTTTTCGGCCATAAGGTGAAGTCTTCACCTTATTCCCCCGCCCACATCCCTCCATAGTTTCGTCCTGCGACGCCTAAGCTCACGGTATCCCCGTAGGCGTCCTTGGTTGGGGTTTCTCCCAGGCGGATTTTGGACAGTCCGCCTGGGGAACCTTAAAAAGTTGACGAAAGACTCCGCTCGGGCGTAGACTCATGTCCGGGCCTGAAAAACCCATTCTCTAGGCGGCATACACCGCCGGACGGTTCTTCCGTCGAAGGTGTTTTTTTGTGTCTGGATTAGTCCAGGCTACGGCCCAATGATTTGGCCGGGAGACTGTGGCGTATGTCCAGGGCGAAAGCCTAAAGGCCATGGTGCCGTCCTAGAGCGGTTTTTTCACTCCCGGCTTCTTGCGGTGGTCGCAAGTAGCATTGCCTTGAAAAAGCAACCTCTAGGAGCCCCTATGTTAAAGAAAACATATCTGACAATATCTTCTTCCTCGACAAAGGAAGCGCTGCAACAAGCCGTGTGCATCTTGGATGCCATGAAAGCGATCCACTTAACGCCGGAAACACCTCCAACGGTGTTGGAAGGCCACAACATTCTAACGGCGCTTGTTTCCAATGCGGTCCAAGAAGCGGTGCAAGACTTTCCTTCGGTAGAAGCGATTAATTCGCCATGGGTTAAAATCGCTCCTGAAACGCTGTCTGATGAGGAAAGGAAAGTACGGAACAAGGAACTGTTAAAAGCGTTCAACCGCGGCGATACGATTTCTCAATTGTGCGCCTATTTCAACATCTCCTCTCCAGCGATTTACAAAATCCTCCGCAAACTGGAGGGTAAAGGGCATGAAGTAAGAAATTTGGAGCCCAAGAGAGGCCAAACCCGTAGTCGCGAAACAAAAGAGAGAAACGACGAGATCAAAAAAGACTATCTCAATGGCATGACTTACTACGAGATCGCCATCAAACATAAGATCGCGCAGTCCAGTATAACGGGAATTCTCGACACCCTGAGGCGAGAAGGCGAGGACATTCCTTTCCGTATGCCCTCCAAAACCAAAACCGACCCTTCTAAGAGCAGCGGGAAGGAGTGATGGTTATGTACAGTTTTTATATGTCCGATTACGAGCCCGCGCCCCAAGAGGTTGTGCGCGACGTTGCCCGCATGATGGGAATGCTCGCCACCCTCGTTGGCAAGGGCGGTACAGAATATTTCAATGACGACGACAACCACGGCCTGTCCGTTCTGTTATCGGGTTTCGATCACCTTTTGAATGAAGCCGCCGACGAGACGACGGACACCATTCAGAGCCTCAAAAACGATCCGGGAATTCAATACCGTGAAGTGGCGATGACCCACGCTACGAAAATCGTCGAAGAACAACAGAGTGGAAAAACCGCCACTACCGCCGTTCAACCCGAAGAAACGGCGGTGCGAACTGCGGGCACTTACCCCAAGGTTCCCGAACTGACCGCCAAGCAACAAATGGTCGCCAGCACCTATCGGCACGGCTACGACGTGAAGGAGATCGCCAAGGCGGTCAACCTCAAGGCCGCATCTGTTGAGAACATGATCCAGCAACTCAAGGAACAAGGCGTCCTGGACGCGCCGCCGGAAGGCGACGAACTGTCCCAGGCCGTCAACGGCTAAAACGGCCCGGCGAATGGGGCGGCGGCTTAACAGCTTCGCTCCATTTGCTTTTCCCGAATAGGAGGTTCCCATGCAAGGATCAAACGACGACGGTTTGACGCTCACAGTCCAAGTCCCGGCGGACGATTGGGCCTATGTGCAGCGCCGCACCAAATATCTTGAGGCGGTGTTGCTGCAAGTTCTCAAGGACGAAACCCGGTTCAAGGAATGGTTCGACGCCAGTGAGATCGCCGAAATGCGGCTCCCTGGATTACCCGCTTCCAAGTCGGGGATCGCGCGGATCGCCAAGGCGCATAACTGGCGGCGCTATGAAGTCAAAGGCCGTGGCGGCAAGCGCTACCTATACCACTATGCCAGTTTCCCGGCCCGAGCCTTCGACAATCTGGTAGGACGGATCACCGGCTTTTCCATGCCGGAAGAAGACACGGAGCCAGTCCCCGAAATCCAACCCGCGCCGCCGGTCGAAACACCCAAACCGGACAACGCCGCGCCGCCCTGGGTATTGCCCTTCATGCGGCTACTGAGGAATGAAGCGCAGGGGAATTTCGATGCCGCGTGGCAGTCCCTTCCGGCCCATCTGCCAGAGGGCGTTTTCCTCCCATCGGCGGACGATGCTGCGGCCACCCTTTTGAGGCTTGGATTGGCTTAGGCTATTTTCACAATGTAACGGGAAGGCGGGACGTTTCCTGCCTTCCAAATGGAGGTTTCACAATGTCGGTTGATCTGGATATGTCGCAATTCATCGCAGATTTAGGCTATGACCTTGCCGCATTGTTCCTCGAAAGTTTTTCGGGCGAGAGCCTGTACGTTCCAAAACACATAAAAAACCTAAAACCGGACCATCCACTGATCGCAATGCTTGGCTGGGACAAAGCCTATTCGATTTCCGCATATATGGGCGGGATGGATATCAACGTGCCAGAGCAACTGAAAAAGAAGGAAATGTCCGAACGCGATAAAAGGATCGTCGAAGCGAAGGCTTTAGGAGCCAGCGTTCAGAATATAGCGTTAGAATATGGCCTCACAGAGAAAAGGATTTACCAAATCCTCTCCGCATCTGGGCGTTCCATTCGCAAGCCACACAAGAGAAATGTCAGGCGAGATAGGCAAATTGTGAAGGCTTATAAAAACGGAGAAACCATCGCAGATATAGCGCTTCATTCTCAGCTTTCCGTGCAACATATCTGTCAAGTTTTGCTTGATGCAGGTTGCGTGTGCGCAAAACTGTGAGTTGAAAAACCGGCTGTTTCTCCTCCTTTTTTCAGGGCTTTTTTTGTTTACAGTTTTTCGGGGTTAAGAAGCGGCGAAAATCCCGTCTAATACACTGTTATTATTGTGCTATTTCTCTTCTGCAAACGGCATACGTCACTTTTGAACAAGGCTCAACTTAGGCCGTTTTTGGACTTGGTTCAATTTGCCTTGGCGAAGGTTCATTTTTCATAACCCTTTGATACACAAGTGCTTATAAGTGTACCGATCCTGTCTCAAAATTGACGCTTGTTTTTGCACAAATGCACTTTTCTAATCATTAGAAAACGGGCCTATTTTTTGGCCATTTTTCGTCAAAACCCCTTGCTTTCTGCGCCTTTCATACCTGTGCAGAAACTCCCGTTAAACCTATGCAGAATGTGTCACCCCCCTATAGACCGTGTGTTTGCAGATTTCCGGTTTGGTGTTTACACTTTTGGCGCTTTTTCTCCGAATATTTGCGGGCCATTTCGGCTGTTTCGTGGCCGGTAATTGCAGCAACGATTGGCCACTCGCAGCCAAGCTCGTGAAGAATGGTTGCTGCCGTATAACGAAGACCATGTGTGGTGCAATCTTCCGTCAGTCCGGCAGCTCGATAGGCCGCTCGCATCGTATGGCGGAAGTGATCGACCTTGAAGGACTCGCCTCGTGTCGTTGTTAGAAGCATTGCGTGTTTGTGTTTCTTGAAATGCGCTTCAAGCGCGGTCCTCAGGCTCTGCGATAAGGGAATATCTTTTCTCCTGGGCCACTGAAATGCTGCCATCCTGCTTGATATGGAAGCGGGCCATGGCAATGAGGTCTTGCCCCCGTTGTCCAGTGTTGAGGCCCAATTCAAAGGCTGTGCGTTCAACGGTGAGGGTTGGCTGTACTTGGCGGTCGTGATCGATCTCTATTCCCGCCGCGTCATCGGTTGGTCGGCCAGTCGACGAATGAAAAAGAACTTGGTCATCGAGGCTTTGAACGAAGCCATCGCCCTTCGCAAGCCGCCCGAAGGCGTGATCTTCCATTCGGACCGCGGCGCGCAATACTGCTCGAACGAGTTCCGAAGAGTGCTCGCTAAGCATAAGCTCAAACAATCCATGTCCGGCAAGGGAAACTGCGACAACAACGCCGCTGTGGAAATTTTCTTCAAGACCCTGAAGGCGGAAATGATCTGGAAAATCGCCTTCCAAACACGGGAACAGGCCAGAAAGGAATTGTTCAAATACATAAACGGATTTTACAATGCCCGTCGACGCCATTCATACCTGAACGGCCTTAGCCCGATCAAATTTGAACGACGGGCCGCCTAAATCAGGAAGACACACTCCACTTTTTCACGACAGCTCTAAAACGGTGGTGACAAGAAAAAATAGAGGAGGCTTTATGAAGCTGGAAGAGTTCGTAAAGCAGACTTTGCTGGATATCACGAATGGAGTTGCGTCCGCACAAAAGGAAACTCCGCTGTGGATCGCACCTGGACGTGTCGAAGGGGAAAAAGTTTCTACGCCTCAGCATGTTGAATTTGAGGTAGTTGTGACTGTGAGTAAGGAAGGCGGTGGAAGCATTGATGTCTGGTCGATTGCTGAAGTAAAGGCAGGTGCAAGCTCGGAGCATACCAACAAAATTTCATTTAAGGTCCCGGTTTATTTTCAGGCACCCAAGTCTTTTGAATAGGACGCCAAATGAGGCGAAAACTCGACCCGTTCCTTGAGTTTCAGCATGATGTGATCGAAGCCATTGTTGATGCGCTTGATGGACAGACAGTTTGCTAGGAAAAATATGATCGACAAAACCTCCAGTCCCGTTGGCGAGCTACTTCTTTATGAAACGGAAGACGGACACACTCGGGTAGAGTGCCGGTTTGTCGATGAGAATCTTTGGCTGTCGCAAGCCCTTATAGCTGAGCTTTATTCCGTTTCGGTGAAAACGGCGAATGAGCACCTTGTGAATATTTATGCAGAGGGTGAGCTGGCCCCAGAGGCAACTATCCGGAAATTCCGGATAGTTCGACAGGAAGGCTCCCGGCAGGTTACCCGCAATATCGATCACTATAATCTCGATGCCATTTTAGCCGTTGGATATCGGGTTCGCTCCCCTCGGGGCGTTCAGTTCAGGCGTTGGGCGACTGATCGGTTGAGCGAGTACCTGGTCAAGGGCTTCACCATGGATGACGAGCGCCTGAAGAACCCGCCGGGGGCTCTGTCGGAGGTGCCGGACTATTTTGAAGAGCTGCTGGAGCGTATTCGTGACATTCGGGCCAGTGAGGCGCGAATGTATTTGCGGGTGCGTGAAATCTTCGCCCTGGCTGCCGATTACAGGCCGGACGCTGATGATGCCGTCACTTTCTTCAAAACCATGCAGAACAAGCTTCATTTTGCCGTGACGGGGAAAACGGCCGCCGAGTTGATCGCGGCCCGCGCCGATCACCGTCTGCCGTCGATGGGCCTGACAAATTACAAAGGCAAAAGCGTCCGGAAAGCCGATGTGGCGGTGGCCAAGAACTATCTTCAGGAAGGAGAAATTTCGGAGCTGAATCGGATCGTCACCATGTGGCTCGATTATGCCGAGGACCAATCACAGCGGCGCAAGCAAATCCTGATGAAGGACTGGGAGGAAAAACTCGACGGCTTCCTGGCC